ACCGAACAATGCGCGCGGGAAAGTTGGTGCAACGGTACAGGAATTGTTCTGATTGCGGCAAAAACTTCCCTACTCGCGAGATTCTTACTATGTCGTAGCAAGTAACGCTTGGCAATCGTTTTCAACTGTCCTCCGTTGCGCGTATATTATATGCAACGGAGGATTTTTTCTTGGCAATACTTTCAACAACCGCGCGGCTAGAAGCAGTGCAAGCCGCTATTGCGGCAGCAGAGGCGGGCCAGTCGTTCACCCTTGATGGTGTCACGTTTACGCGGGCAAACTTGTCCACGCTGTACACGCAGGAACGATACCTAGAGGCAAAGCTTTCAAAAGAAAACGGCAATCGCCCATTTATGAAGCAAGTAAACTTTAGCGGCATGGGATACTAATGCGAAACGGTTACGAGTTGAGCTACCAAGCGACACAAAGCAAAGGGCGCAGACAAAACCCCGCCACAAGCACCAAGAGCGAAGATATGGTTCTGCGCTCCAGCTCTCGCAAGAAATTGCTGGCAACCGCACGCGATCAATCGCGCAACATGTCAATTGTTGGCTGGATGCTTCGGCGCCATTTGGACTATGTGAGCAAATTTGATCATTTGGTAAAAACCAATGATGCCGACTTGGATCGTTGGCTAGATAAAGCCATAGGCCGTCACGGCAAGAAGCGAAACTTTGATATTGCGGGTCGCCATAGTCGCAACAGCATGTTGCGCATCTTTGAGGGACTCAAGACCCTAGACGGTGACGCGGCGTTACTAAAAGTGGACGGTAACAAGCTCCAAGGCATCGAGGGCGACAGAATCGCCAAGCCAAACGACCTACCAAGCGAATTGAATAAGGTCGTCAGCGAGCATGGGCTTGTAGTCGATGGCGTCACAGGGGCGACTACGCAATATTGCGTCTGTAAGCGCGACAATGTAGGCGGCACCATGCTAGAATTTGCCGATATGGTGCCATCCGAATCGGTCATATTCGACGGCTATTTTGGGCGATATGATCAAACGAGGGGCATCTCGCCGCTTTCGAGCGTAATCAATCCCACCGCTGACCTATATGAAGCGATGGAATGGACGCAACTGAAGATTAAGTTGCACGCCTTGATGGGCATACAAATCAATCGCGAGACTTCCAGCGAGGCAGCAGACGGGTTTCCAACCACTGAAAGCGAAGCATACGATACAGATGCCGCAGGCGCGCAGACAGCCGACAACGCATTTGCATTTTCTCCAAGCGGTTTGTCTATTTTCGATATGGAGCCTGGCGAGTCGATCAATACCATTGAAAGCGGCACGCCAAGCGAAGAATTTCAACATTGGACAGACAAAACCATTCGCCAAATTTTGCTGGCTCTTGATATTCCTTACAGCGCATATGCTGGCGACCAATCCAACTTTTCAGCGCGCATCGCTGATCGCGAAGAATACGAGAAGTCTTGCAACGAGAAGCGACAACGCAACTGCGAGGTTTTAGAGGAGATTTACGACTGGGTGATCCGCAATTGGTACAACACTAATGCTGACTTGCGCCGACTGACGCGGGCCGCTGGTTTGACGGTTGAGGACTTGGTTGAATCTGTGCAATGGATCGGAAGCGGAACGCCTTGGCTCGACAAACTCAAGGAAGTCAGCGGCGATGCTTTGTCAGTATATAACGGCTTTGAGTCGCGCCAAGATGTATGCAAACGTCACAACAAAGACTACTTCGATGTGATCGACAAGTTGAAGGAAGAGCAGGAATACGCCGAAAATGCGGGCGTGATGCTTGCAATGGGGCAACCTGGGCAACAGACAATCGAGCAAATTTTAGCAGATACAAACGACGCGCCAACGGAGGCGGCAGAAAATGAATAAAGATTATGACAATATTCCAGCGGGGGCGTGCACCTTTGCCGCTGAATTGACCTTTGGCGACAACGGCGAAAACGCAACGACCGCGCCGGTTCGTATGCTGGCTAGGTCCAGTAAGCCGATTGAGCATTGGTACTGGGGCAATGTCGTGCATGACACCAGCGGATTCAACCTCAACGGGCGCAAGCGGCTATCAATCGACGCAGACCACGACCCAAGCCAAGCGATAGGGTACGCGAATCGCTTTGAGGTCGAGGATGACGGATTGTATATGAGTGGTTCTATTATCAGCCATTTTGCCCAAGATCGCGCAGACAAGATCATGCGTGACATGAAAAGCGGCATTCCCTACGAGGCATCCATAAACTTCGGCGGGGACGGCATCAAGGTCGAGGAGGTCCGAGAGGGCGAATCAGCGAACGTCAACGGGTACGAGTTTGCTGGCCCTGGGGTCATTATTCGCGAATGGCCGTTGCGGAATGTCGCCATAACCTTGCTAGGCGCCGACCAAAATACACAATCTCAAGTATTTAGCGATAGCGGGACGGTTTCCGCTACGGTATTAACACAGAAAACGAGGGAGGCAGAGATGTCCAAACCCGAACAAGCGGAAGCAAAGGAAGTCGAGCAATCGGCTGTCGAGCTTGCCCAAGTAGAAGCGGCGGAGGAAGTCGAAACCGCCCCCAAAGAAGCGGCAGAATTGTCGCAGGCTGTAGAAGAAGAAGTTGCCGAGGTCGTTGAGACTGTCGAAGCAGTGGAAGCAGAGGCCGAAGTAGCCGAAGAAGTGAATTTTTCCCAAGGCGACTTGGTGAAGATGATTACTGATTTTGGAGCAGAGATCACGACGCAAGTTGTGACAAACGGCGGCAACTATGATGACGCGCGGGAGTTATTCCACCAAGCCGAAAAGGCAGAACTGGAAGCCCTACGCAAAGAAGTTGCCGAACTCAAAGCTGGCAAGCCTGTAGCTACCGGCGCATCCCCTGTTGCTTTCGCAGACGGCGAAAAGCGCAAAACTAAAATGTCATTCGTGCAAGCCGTAGCGGCTAAAGCGCGTGGCGAACATTAGGAGTCATAACAATGGCTAGTGCAACCGATACCCTCGCGGGTCTTCTTCTTCTTGGCGACATGAACAACGCGGATATTGACGTATCCGACTTGCTTGATGACGCACCCGTGATTAAAGCCTTGGCGGCAGTTTCAGCCAGCCACGGCACAACCCATAAGTACAACAAGCGCACCGTAGCCGCTGGCGTTGGATTCCGCGCAATTGGCGCAGGCCAAGACAATGCAGCCGGTAGCATTGAGCAGGTCACCGAGACGCTCAAGTTGCTAGACGCAACCGTTCGCCGCGATCAAGGTGCAGTGCAAGGTGCTCCAGCCGAGTACCTAGCCAACGAAGCTCGTTGGTCATTGCGCGCCGCTTTGGCTCACGCTGAAGGTCAGTTGATCGACGGTACTGGCAACGAAGCAGACGGTTGCAACGGCTTGGCCGATCACCTATACACCGACGATGTTGGTGATACGATGGTTGTCGATGCTGGCGGCTCAGGCGGTAACAACGTTTGGCTCGTTCGCTCTACTCCCGATGATGTTGCAATTGTCACCAATGGCGAGATTGGCGTTGGCGAATTGGCTCAAGTTGCCATCTATGACGGCTCTGCCTCATATCCTGGCTATCAACTGCCGATCCTGTCTTGGCTTGCCTTGCAAGTTGGAAGCATCCGCACAGTAGGACGCGTGTACAACCTCGACGGCACGAACGGCAATACGCTGACGGACGATATGCTAAGTGAAGCTATCAGCAAGTTCCCTGCTGGTCGTGGCCCAACGCATATCATCGCTAACCGCACGACCTTGCAAGAATTGCAAGCAAGCCGGACAGCGACCAATCCGACCGGCGCCCCCGCTCCGTTCCCCGATATGGCATTCGGCGTGCCTATCGTCCTGACGGACAACATGAGTACTAGTAATACGCTTGCTGCCACGACCACTACCTAATAAGTAGAGGCCGACTTGGCCCGCCGCTGTATCTCCTGCGGCGGCGGGCTTTTTTACTTTACGAGGTATCATGGGACGCAATAGAAGTCAAAAACTAGATATTGAAGACATTTGCGAGGGCGTCGTGGGCGTCGGCGGCGTCTTGGATTACTTGGAAGGACAACAAGAAGACAACACAACCAACGATCTACTTGGCACGATGCGCCTAATTCGTAGCGATCTTCAAGAGATCAAATTTCATTTAAGACT